GTGAGAAGCTCGGTCACCCAGGCGACTACGTGACCTGGGCGAAGAAGGGCAAGAAGCCGCGGGGCGTCGACCACGGGGTTGCGCACAGGTACGGCGGAGGATCCTCGGGACTGCTCGCTGTGTCCGTTGCGCTGGAGGTCGGAGCGCACCGCATCGTATGTTGTGGCGTGCCGATGACCAGAGATGGTTATTTTTCCGAGTCGGTTGAGCACCCGCAAGGAAAGACGTTCTCTTCGGCTGACTCACACTGGCGGAAATGGCGGCTGCATTCCGCAGAGCTCGCGCGGCATGTACGTTCCATGAGTGGGCGCACCCGCGAATTGCTGGGCGCGCCCGATCCCGAGTGGCTGGCGGAAACGGTCGCCGTATGAGGAGGGCTAATCAGGATGGCTGACGATCTGATCACGCCGACCGGCAAAGGCTGGTACGACGTGGGCGGCCGGAAGGTGCGCGGCCGGACCAACGCGCTGGCGGCGGCCAGGAATGGGGGCGCCCGCAACTCAGACGCGAACACGTTCACCTTGGACCGCCTCGACTTCGCGCGCCGGGCAGGATTGCAATATTCGGGCGAAAGGGACGTCTACAAGGTCGCAGGCTACAAGAAGCAGCCGACCTACGAGGACTACTGGTCGTACTACGACCGTCATCCGATCGCGTCCAGGATCGTCGACCTACCAGCCAAGACGACGTGGCGCCGCCCGCCCGAGATCGTCGAGCCGGACCAGGAGGACGGCACGGAGTTCACACGGGCCTTCGACGAGCTCGCGAAGCGGCTGGGCCTTTGGGGCCGCCTCAAGCGCGTCGACCGACTCAGCCGCATCGGCCAATACGCGGTGCTCCTGATCGGCACACGCGACGGACTCCACTTCGACCGGCCACTTACGCGGCTGTCGGGTCCCGACGACGTCGTCTATCTCGCGAGCTATTCCGAGCGCCACGCACGGATCGACACGTGGGTCACCGACCGTGGCGACGAACGTCATGGGCTGCCCGAGTTCTACCAGATCGACACGAGCCGCGGCAACAGCTCGTTCCGGTCCGGCGCCCAAACGTCCGGCACTGAGCGCGTGCACTGGACCCGCCTGGTCCATGTGGCCGAGGACGTGCTGGACGACGACGTGCACGGCCAGCCGGTGCTCAGAAAAGTGCTCAACACGATTTTCAACGACGAGAAGGTCGACGCCGCGTCGGCCGAAGCGTTCTGGCAGCTGGCCGACCGGATCCTGCAACTCAAGGCTGACCCGGAGGCGACGGGCGTCGATTTCGCGGCGGTCGACCAGCAGCTCCAACTGCTCTACCACGACCTACGCCGCACGTTCATGATGCAGGGCGGCGAGCTGTCCTGGCTCGGCGGCGATTCGCCCGACCCGACCGGGATCTCAGAGGTACTCGCGACGAAGATGGCCGCCGGCGCCGGAATCCCGAAGCGCATCCTGTACGGCTCCGAACGCGGCGAGCTCGCGTCCAGCCAGGACGAGCGCCAGTGGCTCGGCGAGGTCCGGGAGCGTCAGGAGACGCATGCCGAGCCGAACGTCCTGCGGCCCCTGATCGACCGGCTCGTCACGCTGGGAGCGCTCCCCCGGCCTGGCGACGCGGGTTACGACGCGCTCTGGCCGAACCTCTACGAGCCGTCTGAGCAGGAGATCAGCGAGCGGAACAAGTCGACGGCCGACACCGCGAAGGCGCTGTCCCCGGTCGGTGGCGACCCCTACGAGCTTGTTGAGGTCGACGACGCGGGCAACGTCACGCTCCGCCCGAGCGAGGAGGTCTGGGAGGAGCGCGAGCGGCTGATGGGTGAGACGGACGACACGCCGGGCCTAGAGCCGATCGACGGCGGGGACGAGCCGGATACGGATACGGAGGAAGGGGAACCCGAGGAACAGGGGGAGGCGGCATGAACAGGGCTGATTTTCTGAAGTCGCTTGTGGCGATCGGGCTGGTGCCGCCGACGCTGGGCGATCGATGGATCGCAGAAGCGGAAGCCGCGGACGAGTCCCGCCCACTTGAGGGCGCCTTCACCGTAGAGATCGACCGGCACCGGATCGTGCCCATCTCTATCGAGTTCCAAGCCGACCCGATCGAAGTCACCACGGGGGACGACATCGGTAGCAGTTTCATGCCCGGTCCGTCTAGTATCGTGTTGGAGGTGGTGGACGTGGACGCCGTGAGGTTGCAACCGGCGTACCTGGCAGCAAAGGTCGTAGAGATGCAGATCGACGTTGGCGGGGCGCGCCTCCTTGCCAATGTGGTCGTCACGGAATTGCGTCGAAGTGTCGCCGCAGATGGCCTCGTAGGCCCGGCGACGGTCGTGCTTGCCGCGGTGGGTGAGGCGATCGTCGAGCAGACCGCATGAACATCAAGGAGCTGGCAGAGCTCGGCCGGAACGCGCACGCATGGGCGAAGGCGTACACGGCGCTCAAGGGGGCCTTGGTCCGTGAGGGCGTCGTCGAGGAGGAAGCGAAAGCCGAGGCGCGGAACGCCGCCAACTTCGCGGCCCTATACAGCTTCGACGAGGATGGCCGGGCGTGTCCGCTATGCGGGAGGGGCGAGTGAGGGCACCGAGGGAGAATGGCCTGTTGGTCCGGTGTCGGGCGGTGCTGTACACCGCGCTGCGTGACGACGTCCGCGACGACGTGCAGCAGCTTGCGGCTCGGGAGCGCGTGCTGCGACACCGCATTGAGGAGTTGACCGAGGCCATCGGCGACGGCCCCTGGTGCCCCCAATGCGGTAGAGGCGAGTAGGATGGCCAGCCAACAGGACATGATCTGGTGCAAGGCGTGCGGGCGCCGGACCTTGCACGTCCAGAAGCGGCCGACGCACCTGTTGCACCTGGTCCTGACGTTGCTGACCTTCGGCTTCTGGATCATCCCGTGGTCGTGGGTGACACTCGCGGCGGGCAGGCCGAAGTGCACGGTGTGCGGCCAGGCGCTCGGGATGCTCTAGTTGAAGCGATGACGACCACCACCCTCGCCCGCCCTGCCACCAACGCCACCGCCGGACGCCCGCGTTCGCGCTCTTTCTGGGTCGCTCGCCGCATCGCGCGCCGCTTCGGCCCACAGGTCGCGGCCTCCTACCTCAACGCCGTCGCCCGCCTTCAGGCCGGCATCGACGATGTGGAGCTCAGGAGCGCGATAGCGTCGGGCGACCTGAACGCCATCATCGCCGCGATCGGTCCGTCGCGGCTGAGCGCCATCTTCGCGGGCGGCGACTCGCTGTCGGATCTGCTGCACCGCACGGCCAGCGCGACGGGGGCCGCGGGTGCGGACATCCTTTCCGATGTCTTGGGTGTCAGCGTCAGCTTCAGCCGCGTGGACCCGAATGTCGTCATGTTCGCGCGTGCGCAAGCGGCCGACCTCGTGGTAGCGATCACCGAGGACGTGCGGGAGGCGGTCCGCATCGTGATCGCCGCCGGCGCGTCCGAGGGGCTGACCACACGCCAGCAGGCCGTGGCGATCCGCCAGGTGGTGGGGCTTCCACCGAACTGGGCCGCCGCGCCGTCGAACCTCGCGCGGGAGCTACGTGCCGGCACGTTCACCGGCTCCCGGCGGCTCTCGGCCGTCGACAAGGCGCGCATCCGCAAGGCGCTCCGCAACGGCACCATGACCGAGGAGTTGATCGAGGAGATGCAGCGCAAGTACTCGCTCAGCCTGACGAACCGGCGGGCACTGAACATCGCGCGTACCGAGACGCTGCGTGCATCGAACCACGGACTTCGGCAGGGCTGGCGACAGGCGCAAAAAGACGGGCACCTACCGGAGACGGCTAGGCGGATGTTCATTGTGACGCCGGATGACCGGCTGAGGGAGACCCACGCGGCCGTGCCGGGCCTCAATCCCGATGGGGTCGGTCTTGACCAGCCCTACACGACCCCGTTCGGTCCGATGATGGGGCCTCCGCTGGAACCGTTGTGCTTTCTCCCTGGGACGGTGGCGCAAGGGCGGTTCGTGGCAGCCTTACGTGGAACGTACCGGGGCCCAATTTGTGTGATCCGCACTCGTGGCGGGAGCGAACTTGCCGTCACGGCTGAGCACCCGGTGATTACATCCGTCGGGAAACGCCCTGCTCGGCTCATCGAGAAGGGCGACCAGCTTGTCCGATACTCGGGCAATATTGATGCCCTGTCCGCATCCGACTACGAACACCAGCCGCCAGCCACCGTGGAACAGGTGTTCGACGCGCTCGCGGTGTCGTTCGGCGGACCTTCCGCGGGGTCGCGCGTGGTGCTCAATCTCCACGACGACGCCCGGTTCTTCGATGGCGAGGTCGACGTTGTAGGGTCCTATCGATTTCTGTTGCGACACTGCGATCCCGGCTCTCCTGAGCGAGGCTGCGAGGTCATCCTCATGAAACCCGCGGTGAAGAGTGCGCCGCTCTCTGGTGCGAGCGATCTTGCGTTTAACGCTTGGGGGCCGACGCAAGCCGCGGGTGGATTTCCACGCGGAACCGCATTGCCGCTCGACGAGCCGGCGGTCCTTCTTGATGGTCTGCCACTTCAGCGCTTCAGCTTCGGACCGGCCGCGGATCTTCACCCCGGCACCTTCGAGCCTTCGTCGGATCGCAGAGCGGTCGCAGCCGAATCTCTCGCTGAGAGCCTTTTCCGAGGCGCCGCCCTGGTACAATCGGGCGATTTCGGAGGCGGGCACATCTTCTCGCCAGATTCCATGGCGAGCTCCAGGGTGGGATTCGGGCCGTGGAGGGAGCCCGAACTCAATCCGGCGGTTGCGGACCGTGGCCAAACCCACCCCGAGTTCTTTCGCGACCTCCTTGAGCGTCATGCCGGACTCGTACAGGTCGACGAAGTGATCTCGGT